GAAGTTGATGGCTATGTTGACTTAGAACTTGGTGATGTTGTGCGGATACAGGACGACGGATACGAGCCACCGCTGATTTTGACAGCACGAGTAGTTGAGCAAGAAATATCCATAACAAATCCCAGCTCTAACAAAACTAAATTCAGCAATTTTGTCGAAAAAGAAAGTCAGTTAGCTTCTGATTTAATCAGTGATATGTTGCGTCTATACGATGAGTCAATTCCATACGAAATCAAACTAGCTACTTCAAATGGTGTCGCTTTTAAAAATGGCACTGGTGAATCTGTCCTAACTCCTAGCTTGCAAAAGAACGGGAAAGACTATGAAGCAGTTTATTTTTATAAAAATGGTGACTCGCTAATTGATATCGGACCATCGCTAATTGTTAAAGCAAGCGACTTTAACCACGTTTTAAATATAACAGTTGAGGCATATTTAAATGAGGAACTTGTAGCAAGTACGCAAATATCCTTTACAGACACAGAAGACGGTGCAGACGGAAAAGACGGGTTGCCAGGACCGCAAGGTCCACCGGGGATAGATGGTTTACAAGGTCCGAGAGGAGAACAGGGTATTCCTGGTCCGGCTGGTGCTGACGGAAAGGCAACGTACACACACATTGCTTACGCCCTTGACGAAACCGGAACTACTGGTTTTAGCGTATCTGATAATACTGGCAAAACATACATAGGTATGTATGTTGATGATAATATCATTGACTCAAACGACCCTAAAAAGTACAAGTGGAATTTGATAAAAGGCGCAGATGGTGCAAGAGGTATTCAAGGTCCGGCTGGAGCAGATGGTAAAACGCCTTATTGGCATGTAGCGTATGCAAATAGCTCTGACGGTAAAACTGATTTTAGTGTAACCGATAGCCTTAATAAACGCTATATAGGGCAATACACAGACTATATCGCTATTGACTCGAGCGATCCAACAAAATACCGTTGGACTGATATGGTCGGAACAGTCGTTGTTGGCACAAATAATCTGATTGACGGTACAAAATCATTTGTTGGTTCTGATTGGTTTACTTCTGCAACACTAGAAGATGAAAATATCTCTAATTATCCATTTACATTTAAAAAATGGATAAGCGGCCAAAAGGTATCACACGCAAAAGACATTATAGTTGAGCAAGGTGTGACATACACTTTTAGCGCTTATGTTAAACGTGAGGTAGCTGGGAATTTATATTTTTATCTCTATGATATAGCAGATGGTTTTATTACTAGTGACACTCCACGAGAAACAATTATAAAAAATGTTGACTCGAATGTCAGACGTTTTGAAATCACCTTTACACCAACTAAGACAGGTAAGATTAGACCACGGTTTGCGATGGTGTCATCGAAACAAGGTAGTTTTAGTACTGGTGGCTTTATGCTTGTCAGAGGTAACAAGACAGGCGATTGGCAAGAGTCGGAAGCTGACAAAGCTAGTAACTTAGACGCAAAAGCAGACGGAGCATTTACAGTTGAGCAACTAAATGCACTCGCAGAACGTGCTCGCATTGCGGAAGCTGAACTGCAATCTAAAGCAACGTTAGACACAGTCAACGACTGGGTTAAAGCATTGCAAGACGAAATCAAAGCACGAGAGGGAGGACAAAAGTTATCAGAACAAAAACTGATAGACTTTTCTAATCGCATGATAGCAGTACAGCAAACAATTGGGGAGATGCAGATACGCACTGATTTTGTTAATAAATTTATGAGTCAGTCAGAGGACGGTCTTGTAATCGGACAAAAAGATGGAACGTCAAGCGTTAGAGTTGATAACGATCGCATCAGTTTTTACTCAAGTGGTAAAGAAGTAGCATATATAGCTCAGAGTGTGCTTGTTATCGATAGCGGTATTTTTACAACTAAACTGCAAATAGGTCGCTATCGTATTGAGCAATACGAGTTAAATCCGGACATAAATGTTGTTCGCTACGTTGGATAGGAAGGAGGTTAAATGACAACTTATTATAGTAACTCTGATAGGAGTTATCGCTTAACTTATATCGTTGACGAGGTATCAACATCAATTGCAGATAATAGCAGTCAAGTCAGATTTAGACTTTATTTAACGTCAGGCACTAATAGCTATATCCAGTACAATTTTAATGGTTATGCTTGGGTTGGTGGTAGATATGACTTTAATGCTCCATCAGAACTTGGGTTTAACAGTAATTATTTACTGATTGATAAAACTATCAAAGTACCACACGACGCTGATGGTAGTAAGACTGTGGTTGTTGCAGCTAAATTATATGGACCTGGTAGGCACGCACCTGGAACGCTAACAATACCAGACCAAAAATTTACGCTGACTAAAATCCCACGAACAAGCACAGTCACAGTTAGCAGTGGTTATTTTGGGGATACGCTAAATGTCAACATCAATAAAACAAATGACAGTTTTACATACGATGTCAGATATAACGTCAATGGGATAACTGGCACTATTGCTAGTGATATATCAGGCTCAACGACTTTTAAGACAAGCTTAGATTGGGCTAGTACAATTCCAAATGCTACTAGTACACCAGCTACAATTTATGTTGACACTAAATCGAATGGGTCGGTCATTGGGACATCAACAGGTATTTTTTATCTAACTGTACCTGATAATGTCAAGCCAAAAATTTCAAGTCTCTCTTTATCAGACACAAATCAAAAAGCATCTACAATTGTAGGTGCTAATAATTTTGTTCAGATAATTTCTAATCCAGTCGTTACATTTAATGGGGCTAGTGGTGCTTATGGCTCTACAATCCAAAATTTTAACGCTGAAATTATAGGTAAAAACCAATCCACGCAGCAAAATGGTGGCTCGCTTGGTATTTTAAACTTTAGTGGTAAAGCTACTGTTAAAGCAACTGTTACGGATAGTCGTGGGAGGGTGTCAGACCCTGTGACAACAGAAATCAATGTTATACCATATTCCCCACCAGCTTTTAGTTTTACTGTCACACGTGCAGGGGCTAAAAACGACCAGTTGGTAGTTACTCGTAATGCTAAAATCTCCCCGCTGATTGTTGATGGCGTCCAAAAAAATAAAATGACGCTGACTTTTAAAACAGCACCACTCAATACGACGAGTTTTACAATAGACACGTCAAACGCAAGCGGCACATATACTACAGTCGCAGAGTTAATTAACTCAACAGCTACGCTTAGTGGCTCGTATGGAGCTGACAAATCATTTGACGTCTACGGTTTGCTTAGTGATGTTTTTAGCGCAAGTGGAGGCGGTACACCTGTTAAACAAACGGTATCAACAGAGTCTTTCCCGCTGTCATGGCATAAAAACAGCGTCGGAATTGGAACATTACCAAAAATTGATGATACAGGTTCTTTAAATGTCGCAGGCAATATCTATTCTGATGGCAAGCAAATCCAACAAAAACAACTTGCTTTAAATAATGGTGGGGCATTTAGGCATGATACAACAGACTTAAACAGCTTGCAAGACACAGGTTTTTATTGTGTTTTTAAAGGCGATAACAGACCAAGTGGTGCTGGACCGGGCTATCTAACAGTTGTAAGACACGAGACAGCCAATTACGCTTACCAGCATTTTTATGACCGCACGAACAAAACCATTTTTACACGAGTGCTAGAAAACGGGGCATGGAGTGGTTGGAGTGAGTACGCTAAAAAAGATAGCTTACCGCAATCCGCACCAGCGGTAGAAGATACTGGTTGGCAATACATCGGCAACGGTTTTAATTACAGGAAAATTGGTAGCATGGTCACTATTAAATATGACTTTGCAACAAATGGAATAAACCAGTTTACGGTCGGTTCCATGCCAACGAATTTAATTCCAAACGAAATGATGTTTGCGGTTACTGCGTGGACTGTGCAATTAAATGTATTAAATGTACAAGTTAGTGCAGATGGTCGTATTTTATGGTTCAACCCATCAAAATGGGCGGTTAATGTTAAAGGACAAATTAATTGGATAATTTAAAAGGAGGAATTATGCTTGAATTTTTGAATAGATACCCAGTTTTACTGGAAGATAAAAGTGTAAAAGAGACTAAAGCGATTTTAGCATTTACGTCTAGCACGATTAAAGCAAATTTTGAAGTGACGCTACCAGCAGAAGAAAATGATAAAAAATTTGCTGAAACTTTAAAAACGTGTGAAAAGCTTATCTTTGAGCAACTTTACAAAGACAAAGCAGAAGCAGAACAATTTGAAAAAATTAATGACGCAATTGCTAAGTCAAAGGCGCAATCAGATAAAGCGGAAAATATGATTAAACTGATGTCAGCAACTGTTAACGATTTGATTAAGACAATGGCTGACGGAGGGAAATTGAATGATACAACGCTTAACAACGCTAGCGAAAATAGCAGTACACATATTTAAAAACAAAAAAGGAGAAAAAACAATGATGATTAATTACTTTGCAATGCAGATTGAACTAGGGTGGATTACTATTGATGACGTTCCAGCATTTTGTCGTGAGCGAGTACGTAAACTAATTGAAGTTTCTACGGTTGGTACAGAAGGAAAATGAGGCAATGAATGAACATTGACATACTACAAATTGGCGCAGCAAGCGGGGCGATTTTATCGGTAGTTGGATTGTGGGCGTTTGTTGTTAATCCGTTTAAAACAGCGATGCAAAAAAACGAAGATACAATGAGCGCCCTTAAAGACACAATAAAAGAACTGGCTTACGAACTAAAAGACTCACAGCGTGACAGGGAAAAGATACATAAAATCTTGGATATCCACGAGCAACGACTCGGAAAAACAGAAGACGACATCATTGTCAACAAGGAACAAATAAAAACATTATTTAATAGGAGAAATAAATATGATTAATTTAAAATTACGACTACAAAACAAAGTAACTTTGATGGCTATTTTAGGAGCTATATTTTTGCTAGCGCAACAATTAGGTATTAAATTACCGTCAAATATTGCGGATATTGCAAACACAGCAGTAACGCTTTTGGTATTACTTGGAGTTGTTACAGACCCAACAACCGAAGGTCTTTCAGACAGTGAGCAAGCATTGACTTACCACGAGCCAAAAAAATAGGAGGGGACATGCGTGCAATCACTAAAATAGCAATGGTACTAGCAATAGCAATACTGTACATACCGCTTGCAGTGGTTGCTTTTTTTAGTTATCCGATTTATTTACTTTTTGGAAAGGAGGAGTAAATGGCAACTTATCAAGAATATAAAAGCAGGTCAAATGGTAACGCTTATGATATTGATGGTTCGTTCGATGCACAATGCTGGGACGGTTATGCAGATTACTGTGGATTTTTAGGTGTACCGTACTCAAACTGCACAAATACAGGATACGCAAGAGACATCTGGGAACAGCGCCACGAAAATGGTATCTTAAACTACTTTGACGAAGTAGAGACTATGCAAGCGGGAGATGTCGCTATTTTTATGGTAGTTGCAGGTGTTACACCGTACAGTCATGTTGCTATCTTTGATAGTGATGCTGGTGGTGGATATGGCTGGTTTTTGGGGCAAAATCAAGGCGGTGCTAATGGCGCATACAACCTTGTAAAAATTCCATACTCCGCGACTTATCCTACTGCATTTAGACCAAAAGTTTTTAAAAATGCAGTTACTGTTACAGGTAATACTGGCTTAAATAAAGGTGATTATTTTATCGATGTATCAGCTTATCAGCAAGCAGATTTAACAACGACTTGTCAGCAAGCTGGCACTACTAAAACGATTATCAAAGTATCCGAGTCAATCGCTTGGCTGTCTGACAGACATCAACAACAAGCAAACACAAGCGACCCAATTGGCTATTACCACTTTGGACGTTTTGGCGGTGATAGTGCTTTAGCGCAAAGGGAAGCAGACTTATTTTTGTCTAACTTACCAAGCAAAAAAGTATCATACTTAGTCATTGACTATGAAGATTCCGCAAGCGCAGACAAGCAAGCTAACACAAATGCAGTTATTGCATTTATGGATAAAATCGCTAGCGCTGGTTACAAGCCTATTTACTACAGCTATAAGCCATTTACACTTAATAATGTTGATTATCAGCAGATTATTGCTAAATACCCAAATAGTATTTGGATTGCAGGCTATCCCGATTACGAGGTGCGCTCTGAACCACTGTGGGACTATTTTCCATCTATGGACGGCGTGCGCTGGTGGCAATTTACAAGCGTCGGAATCGCTGGGGGGCTAGATAAAAATATTGTATTATTAGCAGATGATAGTAGCAAAGTGAATATACCTAAGATTGACAAACCACAAGAACCACAAAGCCAGCTTACTTTTAATCAAAAGCTAGATACTAACACTAAATTAGACAACTCGAATGTACCTTACTACGAAGCAACCCTTAGCACAGACTATTATATAGAGTCTAAGCCAAACGCAAGTAGCGCTGATAAAGAATTTATCAAAGCAGGAACTCGCGTAAGAGTCTACGAAAAAGTGAATGGATGGTCACGCATTAATGCTTCTCAGTCTGACCAATGGGTAGAAGATAAGTATTTAGCTAATGCCACACAAGTATAAACTAGGAGGTAAAACTCCTTTAGAGCGGAAACCGTATCAGTATTTGGGGCAAATTAAATTAGTGTAACCGACATCAATGTCGGTAGCAAAAAATTATGGAGGTAAAGCTCCTTTAGATAAGACAAATGCCCTCGCAAAAGCGAGGGCTATTTTTATTGAAATATTGAAATCTCTTTATAAAAATAGTAAAATAGTTTCGCTATTATAAAGAAAGTTGTTATCAATGAATAATCTAGTTCTTCCTCAGAATTTAAACAAATATAACATTACGAAAATCGTTACCAATTTCAATAGATTACTTGCTTTAAGTGATAACAGGACACTTACAGTAGATATGAGAAACATTGAGTTTGCGGAACCTAGTGGAGTAATTTCGTTATATAATATGTTAACTTTTGCTACAAAAAGAAAAGATGCAAACATCAAGTGGTTAATATGCGAAGAAAGCTCTTTAAATAAACGTCAAAGGCAAGCTATGTTGTATCTAGTAGATTGTGGCTTTTTTAAAGTGTTTGATAAATTGGTTTATAAAGAGCCGGAACTGCGCCCGACTACTTTTGAAATTAAATTTATTAACACTGAACAAATAGCTCAATGGAAGGTAACAGACTTTAAGAATTGGTTACAAAAGCAAACTGGCAGAACAAATGAGTTTAGTTCTATTTGTGTAGCGGTTGACGAAATTTTTAATAATATTGCAGATCATTCTAAGGAATCTAAGGGATGTATTTTTGGGCAATACTATCCCAAGAACAAGGAGATTGTAATAGCAGTATCTGATTTCGGAATAGGAATCCCTCAGTCTATAAAGCGAAAATTTAAAAAGGATGAGCCTGACAACAAGTTAATAGAATTCGCTCTTCAAGAGGGTGTTTCTGCAGAAACTATACCTCAAAATAGAGGGGCAGGGCTTTCTAATATTGTAAATACTTTAACTACTAACAAAGTCGGGAACTTTACAATTATATCTAATTGTGGTATAGTCTCGGTATCAGATAATAAAATTACTCAAAGTTATTCGTCTGAGGAATCATATCCTGGTACTTTTTTTGAAATTCGAATAGATGTATCGAATGACAATTTATATGATTTAGAAGAGGAGGAAGAATTCGAATGGTAACGTTAACTGTCAAAGAACTAGCAAAGAATTTTTCTAACGATAATAAGGCGGGAGAGATTTTATTTGAACAATTGAAATCTTATTTTTATACAGATACAGTCGTGACTGTTTCGTTCGCAGGAATTAGCGAAGTAAGTTCGTCCTTTGTAAACTCTGCTTTTATCAATTTATTGTCTTACTATGATTTTAATCATATTAAAAGTCAACTAAAAATTGTAAATTCAACAAAACAAATAAATGATTTAATAAAACAACGATTTAGTTTTGAAATAAGTAGGCAGATTACAGTATAGGTGCATATTATTTAGCAAGAATCGCCTGACACTAGCGGTTCTTGCTTTTTTATTTG